ATAGCGACCAACCACAACCATCAGTGAGCGCAATCGAAACAGCTGAAGCAGAATGGCAAGCAGAGCAAGACGCGACACAATACCAACGTGATAGACAGGTTGAGTATCCGTCTATTGACGAACTGATCGTTGCTCTATGGGAAGGCGTGGTCGAAGAACGGATGGCATCTGTTACTTCGTTAGAAGCAAATCGTCAGGCGGTTAAAACAAAATATCCTAAACCATAAAAATGTCTGAAGAAAAAGCAATTCAACTTTCGGATCGAACGGGAGTTTCGTTGCCACTTCGTAATTTAATTGGTTTAGCGTCCGCTGTTGCAATTGGGACATGGGCTTGGTTTGGCACTATGGAACGCCTCAATCAACATGATATGCGCCTTACCTTAATGAGAGCGGAGGTTGATTCTAACAGTCAATTTTCTGAGCAGTTACAACGAGGGGAGATCAGCACGGCCTCATCCCAAGAAATGTTTTTATTATTAGAGCATACAGCAGGGCAACTCAATGCTTTAGAAAAAGAAATTTCTGAAGATAAAGCGGCGTCAATTAACAAGCAACAAGAACTAACGTTAAACTTTTTATCAGGTCGAGTTGATTCTTTAGAAGGAAAACTTGAAGCGTTGCGCGATAATTACGCGGAGATGAAAGCAAATGGAAATGGGGCGCACTGAATGGAAACACTTTTTGTTTTACTTCTATATATAAATGGCGACATTAAAGAACACATGGCATTTTGGGAAGACCCAGTAACTAGCGAGTGGGTAGAGATGGGTATGCCTGGATGTCTTGCAATGAAAAGAACTTTAAAAAGACAGGGATGGCATGATACCAAAGGTGGTAGGTATGCTTGCGAAAAAAGAGTTGTTGAAACAAGGATTAACTGGGAAGATAAAAAAGTAATTGCGAGAATAGTTGAATGACAAATCCTTGGGCTTCTTGGGCTTCTAATTCAGATAATTGGAATGCAACTACTTATAATTGGGAAGACTACTATCTTACCCCTAGTACATATAGCGCAAGCCTAACTGGATATGCCCCAGATAATCCTAACAATCATATAGTTTACCCAAACAGTGTAAACCTAACTCTTAATGGTATCTCTCCTGATCTCGGTATAAGTTTTTCGCCAAGCATAGGGACAGGATCTTTATCTCTTACTGGACATGGACCAGTATACGCTAAAGGAGTTTTCAGGACTGTTCCTGTTGGCTCTTTATCAATGGATTTAATCAAGTGGTACACCATATCAACCACTTGGGCAACAGATCCAAATACTTGGAGTGCTTATGGTAGGGCGCCAATTGTAGGACAGACTCATTCTTACGATCCTGTTAGCGGAATACTTACGATAGATGGTAAATCTCCTAGCTCTGTCTGGAAAGACCCAACATGGAAACCTACAATATGGGTGATATAAAAACAAAAGAAACTACTTGGAGTTGGATGGATGAGTGCTACAANNCTGATCCTTCTCTTAAGCATCCAACACCAACATACATATTCGACAATGGAAACAGAGTTTTCTATACCGAAACCGCTGTAAAAAAGAAACAAAAGAAGGGAAAAAAGTAATGGATTTAGATGTTGCAAAGTCAAACGTATACTCTTTAAATGACAATATGTTGGCTAGGAATATTGCAGAAAAATTAGAAGAAAAGTATCCTGGGTGGTTATGGGCTGTGCATGTAATGGACGGAGTTGTTTCTGTAAAGTCAATGCGTCTTTCTGGTAACTGGGGATTTGTTCTTCATACTGATAAAATAGACAACGATTATAAAATGGTTGTTATGGCTGGCGGAGAAATACTAGAAAGGTTTAGGCAGAAGAGAGGTCAGTTTGATGACACACTGTACAATGACCTATCAATAGATTCCAAAGGCAAACTTAATGGGGATTACTCTAGATGAGCCGAATTAGACCGCAGCCTCCTACGGAGGGTTCAGAAAATATATCTGTTGAACAGATGGAGGATACTCCTTATATAGAAGATTTTTGGCTGCGTATTGCTCGTGAAGCTTATGAAGAGTCTAGTGATTGGATTGATACCAATCTTAGAGATCAGTGGGAAAAAAGCATTTCTTTGTTTAACAGCAAACACCCCCCTGGTTCTAAGTATAACACTGGAGCGTATGATAAAAGATCTAGGTTTTTTAGACCAAAGACCAGAACTGCTGTAAGAAACCTTCAGTCTGCTATGGCTGTTGCTTTCTTTACAAACGAGGATGTTGTAAGTGTTCAGCCTAGAAATCCTAACGATCCAGATCAGGTTGCAGCTGCAGCGGTATCTCAATCTATCATGCAGTACAGGCTTACAAACACTCTTCCTTGGTTCCAGACAATGTCTGCAGCCTTGCAAGATGCAGCTGTACAAGGCATATGTGTAAGCCATCAGTATTGGGAATATGAAGAGAAAGAAGAGTCTTATTTAAATGTAGATAGTCAGAACAGACCCGTTATGGATTCTGATGGTAATCCTGTTGTAACTAAACAAAAAACATCTATTAAAGACAAGCCTATTATAGATCTTATTTCTCCAGAAAATATTAGAATTGATCCTGCTGCTGATTGGCATGATCCCATGGAAAGCAGTCCTTATATTATTCATCTTATGCCTATGTATGTTCAGGATGTTAGGCAAAAAATGATAGATGGAGAGTGGTTAGATATTCCTATTGGCGAGCTTATGGCTTCTGATACGAATGAAGATGATGATACCACTCGAATGATCAGGGATGAACCAAGAGAGGATCGATTAGATAACGATGCTGGTTATGGTGATATTGATTCTTACAGGGTTGTCTGGATACACAAAAACATTGTTCGCAGAGAAGGAATGGATTGGTGCTACTATACAGTAGGAACTGATGCAATGCTTACGGATCCAAAACCTCTTCTAGAAGAGTATCCTTGGTTAAGGAATGGTGAGCGTCCTTATGTAATGGGTTACACCAATGTAGAATCTCATAGACTTTATCCAGCAGGAACAGTAGAGCTAACTCAAGAATTGCAGGCCGCTGCTAACGACATATGGAACCAAAGGTTTGACAATGTTCGTTTAGCAATGAACAAACGTTACCATATTCGCAGAGATAGAAACATTGACTTAGATGCTTTGTTTAGATCTGTCCCTGGTGGCGCAGTAGAGATGGATGATCCAGATAACGATGTACGTGTTATTGATACTAGAGATGTTACAGGTTCAGCTTATGCAGAACAAGATAGAATCAATATGGACTTTGACGAGTTGCAGGGTAACTTCTCAACGTCTACAGTACAAGGAGCTAGGTCTTTAAATGAAACTGTTGGCGGTATGTCTCTTATGGCAAGCAACAGTGGAACAGTTACAGAGTATGTTCTTAGAACCTTTTCTGAAACTTGGGTAGAGCGTGTACTTAAACAGCTTATGCGTCTTGAGCAGTACTACGAAACAGATGAAATTATTCTTGAATTAGCGAGCGATGCAGCAATTCAAGTTAATGAGCAATTCCAGGGTGTAGTAGATGATCTTTTAAAGTATGAAGTTTTACTAAAGGTTAATGTTGGTATAAGTGCTACAGATCCATTACGAAAAGTTCAAAATCTTATATCTGGAATACAGATGCTTGGAGGTCTTCCAGGTTTTGCAGAAAGTTTAAATGTTCAAGAGATTGTAAAAGAAGTATTTGGCGCTCTTGGATATAAAGACGGTGAACGTTTTGTTATGATGGAGCAGAATCCACAGGTTGCAGAACTTACAGCGCAACTTGAAGAGATGCAGGGATACATTCAGTCTGAACAGGGTAAGCTGCAAAATAGAGTTACTATTGAACAGATGAAGCAGCAAGGCAATCTTGAAGTTGCTAATATGAAGTACGGAACAGAGATGCGCAAAAAAGAGATGGAATCGCAACTTAAGAATATTGATTTACAACTAAAGCAGGAAGACGTAGCAACTAGACGTGCGGAGTTAATGCTACAAAGAGAAGCTTTAATTAATCAGATAGCAGATTCTGAGATTGCGAGGCAGGAAGAGATGGTTGACGAAGGCGATATTGGAGTAATGGCTAGAGACGACTATGGTAAAATACCTTACGCAGTAGGATAATATGGATTACTATGATCCCCGTGAAGTCGGGATTGATGACTTAGTTAAAAGAATAAGAATAGGTCATACTACAAAAGATTTTTTAAATACGTCCGTAGGTAAAGCAATATTAACAAAAGCCCTCAATGAATACATAAAGGGAATTAATAATCTAGAAGATATTGGTTTAAACGGATTTAAGGGTTCTTCGGAAGAAGAACTAAAAGAGTACCGGAAGATTGTTTCTGATCTCTCAACACCCTTAAAAACGCTGCAGTGGTTTGACAGTATTATACAAGAAGGGGAGAATGCTGATAAGATTTCAAAATACAAATCTTCTGGTGTGTTAGAACCATAAGGAGATAGTAATATGGAAAACGCTACCCAACAAGAAGTTCAGGATGCGTTAGAGTTGGAACAAGTTGTTGAAGAGAACGTTGTTGATGATCTTAATAAAGCTCAAATAAACCCACTTTCTGCAAGGGAAAAAGCTTTAGAAGAAATATACAATAGACGACGAGAAGAAGAGCACGTAGAAAACGTACTAGAAGAAGAAGCTCGAGAAGCTCCAGATGCGCCAGTATGGTTTAATGGCGAACAGTGGGTTACAAAAGTTAAAGTCAATGGTGAAGAAGTAGATGTACCATTTGATTCTTTAAAGTCTTCTCACCAGAAAGATCGTGCATCTCAAGAAAAGTTTCAAGCTGCTGCTGTTAAAGAGCGAGAGCTTATGTATCGAGAGCAGCAGATTCAAGAACAATTAAGAATGTTAAATTCTCAACCATCCGGTCAGGACGTTGAGCAAAAGGAAGAAGCTGACGGTGTTGAAGACATTGTCGAAAAATACCATGAAGCATTATTCCAGGATGACGCAGCGGAGGCTGCTAAACTACTCAGAACCTTGGCAAATAGTGGGCGCAGCAATGCTACCCAAAATGTAGAAGAGGTTGTAAATCAAGCTATTCTTTCTCACGAAGCAAGAAAAAAAGCAGAGCAAGAGCATATTCAGAGGGCAGCATATCAGTCTGAATTAGAGGATGCAGTAAAATCTTTTAATGAAGACTATCCAGATATTGCACAGTCTGAAGAGCTTCGAGCGATTGCAGATAGGAAGACGATTACCCTAACGGAGCAAAATCCTAATTGGACACCGTCGCAGATTATCAATGCAGCTGCTGAGTACACTCGTGAGTGGGCCGGAACTAGTAATGATTCAAATGAACGGGTTAATCGCAAGCAAAAAATTGTGAGACAACCTAAATCCGTAAGGGCTTCGGCTGGCAATGCGAAGAATGATGTCCCTATGACACCATCTCAAATTGTTGCAGAAATGCGTAAAGCTAGAGGCCAAAACTTATAACTCTTTTGGAGGTTAATTATGGCTGGACAAGTATGGTCAGTTAACACCTCTGGTGGTTATATGTATGCTGACAACCTGAGCCGCCTTCTTCGGATGGCAGTTCAGCCGATGGTCAAGTTCCGTCAGTTCTGCGACGTAAAAGACGCAGCGCATCAGGGCTTACATCGCGGCGATACATTCCATTGGAACGTGTACAGTGACGTTGCCACGCAAGGCACGACACTAACAGAGACCAGCACCATCCCAGAAACCTCGTTCACTATTTCTCAGGGAACCATGACCATTACGGAAGCTGGTAACAGCGTACCGTATACCGGTAAATTGGATGATCTCTCTGAGCAGCCTGTGGCCGAAGTTATCCGGAAAGTGCTGAAAAACGATGCTACTAAAGGATTCGATAATCTTGCTGCTGCGCAGTTTGATGCCGCGAAAGTTCGCGTCACGCCTACTGCAGGTACTAGTACGACTTCTTTGGTGGTTACAGAGAATGGTGCGTCTGCAACGGTTAACAACGTTGCTCTTGGTAAAGAGCACGTCAAGTTGATTGTTGACACAATGAAAGAGCGTAACATCCCAGCGTATGCTGACGATGATTACTACTCAATCTCACGACCCTCAACCTATCGAACGTTGAAGAATGATCTTGAAGGAATCAAGCAGTATATTGATGCTGGTTTCCAGATGATTATGAACGGCGAGATTGGTCGTTACGAGGGTGTGCGTTTCGTTGAGCAGACTCACAAAGGTGCCGCAGCTCTCGGTACTTCAGCTAGTGCATGGACCAACGGCAAGTCCGATTGGTGCCTGTTCTTTGGTGAAGATACTGTTGCTGAAGCTATCGCTGTTCCTGAAGAAATTCGTGGGAAAATTCCTGGCGACTTCGGACGGGACCGTGGTATTGCGTGGTATTACTTGGGAGGTTTCGGCCTCGTTCACACACAAGCAGCCCAGTCACGTATCGTGATGTGGGATAGCCAATCTTAAGGAGAAATTGTTATGAGTTACAGCGATCCACGTCCTTATGCATTCAGCTATTACCACGACTTTGGTGCAGGCACTGGTTCCATGACTATTCGTGGCCCAGAAGGAAAGAAAGGTAGCATCAAAGAGATTGATGTTGAATCTATCGAAACTTTCAATGCCGTCACCACGGAAGGTGCTGTCAATCTTGGTTCTTCTGCCGCTGGTACGCAGTACGTAAACATGGGTTTAGGTACGCTTGCTGCTGGTGCTCAGCAGAGCTTGACTGACACGGCTGCTGACCTTGTGCTCGACGCACTTCCAGCTGATACCGATATTCATCTGACTTTAAAAGCTCCTACTGGCGGTACTCCTGCTGGTAAGGCGCATGTTCATGTCATGATTGAATGGTACTAGGAGGAAATTATGAAAGATAGTGCAAGTGGCAAAATGCCCGATAATGGTTTGACTGAGAAGAAGTCTTTTGCAGGAGAATCCCTAGCTTCAATGGGGATGGACGGCAAAGGCCCAGATCAGAAACCTATGGGTATCGCAAAAGGCAGTGTTAGTGCTCCCTCAAAAGGGAAGTTCGAGCAAGCCTAATTGATGCGGGGGAGGGGCAACTCTCCCCCAATTCATTTCAATTCTAAGGCCGTAGGGAACAGCTTTTTCGTGCTCCCTAGGACCTATATAGATGTAACCTAAGCCAACCTACAGGGTAAGGTAATCATATGAAAATCAATGTAATAACTGCGTACATGAGTGACCTAGAAGAAACGCCTAAAGAAAGCTATGGTTCTACCGAGCCCAAGCAGAAAGGATTCACGAGTGGCGATCAGCTATTTGATGAGCGTTGCAGAGAGTATTCTGCAGAGCAACCGCGATCTAACAATGAAGCCAGAGTTAATGGTAAAATGGTACGGTCTGGAATGACTGTGTCAGGATGGGGCTTCTAAAAGAGGACAACTTGAAAATAATAAAAGTTCCTGAAAAGGAAATTTCTGACTTTACTCCCGAAGACTTTGGTGGAATAAGAAAGGAAAAAACAGTTTGTGTAATCAGATACGGGGCTTTTGGAGACATACTGCAGACAAGTTCAGTTCTGCCATTACTACAAAAGCAGGGATACAGAGTTTGTGTTAATACTAATGATACAGGAAAAGATATATTAAGATCTAATCCTTACGTTGATGAGCTTTTAGTACAAAGAACTAATCAAATATATCCAGATAAACTAGATGATTACTGGGCGCATTTTGATGGGCTATTTGACAAAGTGATTCAATTCTCAGAATCTGTAGAGGGAACCTTATTAGTTGTTGGAGACAGGACGGTTCAGTTAGAACAGGGTCCAGTTCTTATTCCAGGAGATAAAAGGTTTAAATGGGATAAAGAAGATATTCATGCAGAATGTAATGTTAATTACATGGAGAGAATGCATGACATTGCTGGTGTAGAGTATGAGTTTGACACATCATTCTACCCAACAAAAAAAGAAGAATCCAGAATGAGAGATTGGAAAAAGAAGAAAGTAAAAACTAAACATCTTGTTATGAATGTTTTATCTGGATCTTCTGTGCATAAAGTCTGGCCTGGAAATGATGCTTTAATGGCTAGGTTTCTTGATATGCGAAAAGATGTTACATTTATCACAGTAGGTGATTACGCATGTAAACTTCTTGAGCAAGGATGGGAAAAAGAAAGCAGAGTAATAACTACATCGGGTGAGTGGCCTATAAGAGATGTTCTAGCTTTAGCAAAACTATGCAATGTAATTGTAGGGCCAGAGACAGGAGTATTAAACTCTGTTTCTAACTACAGCAGAGTGCATAAGAGTTTATTCTTATCTCACTCATCAAAAGAAAATTTAAGCAAGCACTGGAATAACACTACAACCTTTGAGCCATTTGAAGCAGAGTGTTATCCTTGTCATAAGATGCATCATGGATTTGACACTTGTGTTAGGGACGAAGAAACAGGTGGTGCTTTGTGTGCATCTAAAATACCAGTGGGTAAAGTTTACATGGATATAGCGAAGAACTTAAAATGAGTACATACTTACAATTATGCCAAGATATGTCCAGAGATATAGGTATTCCTGGAACTGGGCCATCAAGCGTAACAGCTTCTGATCTTTCAGAAGAAGAGCTTGCTGTTGTTCGATACATTAAAAATGCTGATGTAGATATACAGCGCAGATGGTTTAACTGGGATTACTTGTGGAGCGAAGCAACTATAACCCCTTCAGTTGGAGTGTCCACTCTAACATCACCAACAAATTTAGGCAATTGGAAGTTAGATTCTATTGTCTTTAGTAAAGCTACAGACGACTATCAACAGTTAGAATTTATGGATTGGGAGCCATATAGACTTGAATACAAGCTTGGCGTAATAGACTCAGGAACTCCAGAAGTTTTCTCTATTAAGCCCGATAACGTTATAGATGTTTGGCCTACCCCAGATTCTACTACAACTATATCTACAGAATACTACAGAGTTCCAACAGAACTAGCAGCAGATTCAGATATATCTTCCATTCCACCACGATTTCACAGTATGATTATTGCTAGAGCAAAAATATATTATGGCGAGAATGAAGATGCTCCTGAAATACTTAGTGGGGCATTAGCTTCTTTTGAGGATTTGCTTGACAAGCTAGAGTCAGACCAACTTCCAGGTCAAAAAAATAGAAGGTTCTCTAAGGTGCAAGACCTATTTAACTATACAGTTAGGCCAGAATGACAAAATTAAGAAATCGGCGTTTAGCTCCTTCAGGACTTCAGTCAAAGTATTTTCCATTCACTGGTGGAATAAACCTTGTTGATCCTGCTTTATCTATAAGTCCTGGAGAGTGCGTATCTGCTGACAACTTTGAGGTTGATATTAGAGGGCGATACCAGAGATTAGATGGGTATGAAAGAGCAGATGGTCAAATACTTCCTTCTAAAGTTGTATACTACAGAATACCTTTTACTTTAGGAACATCTAAGTATAGTGTATTTAGCAGCTCTTATAGCTCAGCTTTTAGTCTTCAGATTCCGTCTACGGGTGATATGGTAAAGGGTGAAACAAGCGCAGCTACTGGAACAATACTTCAAGTTAGTATAGAGGATGTTACTGGAGATTCTAGCGCGGGATCTTTTGCTACATCAAACGCAGAAGGATATATTTATTTTGTCGTAACAAGCGGAACATTGCAAGACGGTGAAACCTTGCTATTTTTAAATTCAGACAGCGCTTTCGGAAGCGCATTTAATGTGGAGTATAACTAAATGGGAACACCTACAGCCTTAAGAAAAACTAGAGCAGTTTTAACGGGCACAAGTTTTGCAGACAACACTACTGGAGCAATCACTGCGCAGATGTTAAGGCAGTATGTTGAATCAGGTATGGGTGGATATGGATGCATAAACAATGCAGCAGGAGATGGTACTCCTGCAGTTCAAGCAATTGCAAATGGCACAACAGTAACAGTAGATTTTTCTGCAGGATCTTCAGGGTCTGATGTGGCTCAGGATACTGGCACAGTTTCTTCAACTACTGTTGGAGCTGACGCTGATTTTGCTAATGACCAAGTTAGAATATACGATAAAGGATTCTATTTGGTAAACATGTCTTTGTACATAAAGCAAGCAGCTACTGCAAACATTATATGGACTGCTATGGTATCTACCGATAACACTGGAGGATCAACAGTCGATGCTCCTGCAATCAAAGCAATCCAATACATTACTAATGCAAATGACGTTGGAACTTTTGTTGCTTCAGGTATTATAGATTGCACTGGACATACCACATACACTGATGTGTATCCAAGAATTAAACATAACAATGGGAGCAGTCAAAATATTTATTTAAACTACGGTCAACTATCTGTTATTAGGGTTGGCTGATGGGTCTTTACGCAACATCAGTTGCATTTGGTCCTCCTGTACTAAGGGATGCAAGTGCTGAAGCTTCTCTTATTCCAGAGCTTAGACAAGCTATAGAAGACCAAAGAAGTATAATAAATATAGTCCCAGGAGAAGGTTCTGTACTAGGTGTATGGGTTTATCAAGGCGATATATATGCGTTTAGAAATAAAGCTGGTGGCGCAACTGCTGGTATGTATAAATCATCTTCTTCTGGATGGACAGAGGTTGACCTTGGTGAGGCGCTAGACTTTGATGGCACTACTACGAGTGGAGAGCCTACCCCTGGAGATACAGGAACCCCAACAACTTTAATTGGTGCAACCAGTGGAGCAAGCGGAGACCTTCAAGGCATTAGCTATCATGGCTTGTGGGAAACAGGCGCTGCAGGAACAATGGTTCTTACTAATATATCTGGAACGTTTGCTGATAATGAAGATCTTCAAATGCCACTTCTATCTTTTGATATAGGAACGATAGAGATAAGTGCTGGAGATACCATTACCGGTGGAACATCTGGAAAGACTGCTGAAGTAACAAGTGTTGTTATTACTAGCGGAACTATTGCAGCAGGAACAGCTGCTGGATACTTTTCAGTAAAGAACAATAGTGGAACATGGACTGATGGAGAAGACATTACAGTTAGTGGGGTTAAAAGAGCTGAAGTTAACGGAGCATCTCAACCAACTTCTGTTACTGTAGCAAAAGCTAACGGTACTGTATATGCACAAACAATTAATCCTGACGGTAAGTATGAGCTTATAAACTATAACTTTAGGGGTAACACGTCTGGCATTACTATGTATGGTGTTAATACTGTTGATAAGGGATTCTCTTGGGACGGTACTACGTTTATAAAGATAAGCACAGGCACATCTGTAGATAAACCACAGCATGTTATAGCTCACACAAAACATTTATTTTATTCTTTTCCAAGCGGTTCTATTCAACATTCAAGTATTGCGGCGCCTAACAAATGGAGCGTAATAACTGGAGCTGCTGAGCTTTCTGTTGGTGATGTTGTATCAGGATTCTCAACAGAAGTAAACGATGTGATGTCTATCTTTACCAGAAATCAAACGTTTATGTTGTATGGTTCCTCAGCTCTAGACTGGGCTCTTAAAAGATTCCATCAAGGAACTGGAGCTATACCTTATACTTTGCAGAAAATGGATCAAACATTCTTTCTGGATGATAGAGGGCTTACTTCTATATTTACAGTTCAAGCGTTTGGTGACTTCCAAGCAGCTGTTGCATCTGATGCTATTGATCCTTATATGCAGCAACAAAAAGAAAAAGCTATAAACTCTGTAAAGGTTAGAGCAAAGAATCAATACCGTTTATTCTTTAATGATAAAACAGGTGTTACGATGACCTATATTAATAGACAGAATAGAGGTATCATGCCGTTTACTTTAAAGCATCAACTATATTCTGTATGCTCTGCTGAAGACGAGAATGGATTTGAAGTTGTATACGGTGGGTTTGAAGACGGCTATGTAAGAAAGATTGATTCAGGCACTAGCTTCGATGGAGAATCAGTACCATCATTCATTAGAACCTCTTATCATAGCTATGGATCACCACAAGCTAAGAAAAGATTTAGAGATATAAACCTAGAAGTTAATGCTGATACATCTACATCACTTACTATTCAGCCAAGCTTTGATTATGGTGGCACATACGACCCACGTACTTCACCAGCAGCATCAAGCTACACTGTACCTGTTACAGCGGACCAATGGACAGCAGCTGATATATCTAATGACGCTACTGGAGTCACAGTTGTTGCATCAGAAAGAATTAAAATAAACGGTATAGGAACCAACATGGGGCTTATTATTAAAAACGAATCTATTTACGATAAACCAATAACCCTTCAAGGGGCGGTTGTTAACTATTCTCTTAGAGGCATTAGACGATGAAAATTCCAGTAAAAAGTGGAAAGACAAGCTTAGCATATGTAACAGATGAAGAGCGTAAGCTTCTTAGACGAAGGGATGCTGTAAAAGGATCGCCTAATAAAAAGATGTCACATGGTATTCCTAAGCTAGATGGCGGCGGCGACTATCGAATGGATTTAGAAAGAGAGAAGACGTTACGAGCCAAAGAAGATGCCTTAAAAAAAGCTGGGTTTGAAAAATTACTAACTGCTGGCGGCGGAAAAGGCACAGGTGGAGCTGAAAAATATGTGCACATAGGAAAAGGTCTTAGTGCTGGTTATGCTGGATCTCCTTCTGCATCACCTATTAAGTATGGAATGGGTGCTGATGAGGTTCGCAGATTTCCATCAATGGGTAGCGCTCTTCCTGAAAAAAAGGAACCAGCACCAAAACCAAAACCAACACCACCTTCAGGAGGCGGCGGTAGTAGTGGATCCTCATCAAGCTCATCTTCATCTAGTTCCGCAGCTACTTCAACACCAAGCACTACGTATGAAGCACCATCAACTCCAGCTGCACCATCAACACCTACATTAGATGAAAGCCAGCTTCAGCAACCAATGCTAGATGAGATTGTAGCGGATGGAATTAACTCAGAGCTTTTAGAAACAAGGTTAACTAATCTTATTAACAAGAACAACCCACTGTTTAAAGCAGCAACAACTAAAACCATGCAGGCTATGGCTGCGCGTGGTTTAGTTAATAGTTCGATTGCTGAAGAGGCAGTAATGAGCGCTATACTTTCAGTTGCTATGCCTATTGCTGAGCGAGATGCTAATGCATATATGAACCAAAGAATGCAGAACCAAGCATATAACAATGAATTTAGAGCGCAGCAAAACAAAGCTTACTATGAATCATTTTTAACAGAGCTACAAGGTAGTATGGATATGGCTTTGCGACAGTTAACAGAGCAGTCAGCTAACTGGAGAGCAGTTCTTCAAGCTCGTAGTAACATTACTACTACATCTGGAATGGGTGCAGAATCGGCTGAATTAGGCATGGATGCAGTAACCCCTGATTGGTGGACACAATGAGCAATACTGAAAGACTAAAGACGGCTGGATTAAACAAAGACGGAACCTCACGCTTATCTGTAACGAAGAAAAAGAAAAGCAAAAGCAGATGGATTGTTCCTGCTATTATTGGAGGGGCTGCTTTGTTTGCGGGCATTGGTGGAATGGGTGCGTCTTCAGGCCAAAGTTGGATGTCTTCTTTTTTGAGTGCTGGAAAAAAAACTGCTGGTAGTCTTGGCTCAAGTATTGGTAGTTTTTTCTCAGGAGCATCCGCATCTCCTGGTTTAGGTGGAGAAACAGCTACAATAGGTGAGGGAGCTGATAGAACGGCGAAAGCATTAGTAAAAGCAAAAGCAGGGGATATTGCAGCTCAAGGTGCTGAGTCTGGAATTTTTGGCACATTATTTGACAAGTTGGGAAGTTTATCTGGCAGTCAATTAATAGGTTTAGGTCAAATAGCAAGCGTTTCTGGGTCTATGTTACA